CATGTTTGGACTGTCACCGCCGAAGCTCGGATCGCTACTCCGGGCCAAGCGGCAACAGTCCAACGTGTCGGAGGACCGTCGAACAACGTTCCTCCGCGTTGAGGGTTCTACCTCGAATCTTCGACGCAATTTGACAGGGAAGCCAAAGTCCACGCTGGGCGCGGGCCTCTTTGAACCAACCGACAACACTCGAGAGTGGAGTCTTCGGTCCAAAGAGGTCCCCCGTGGGGGCTGGCAACTTCAACTTCCCAGGTTTCATGTTCGCTGGTCGACACTGTCGATATCTCTTCCCCTGAGACCAGTAAAGCTTATGGGTTTGTACAGCTACAAACCTATTAATCTCAGAGTAACTACAGAGAACGGTTCCATCAGGCTGAGGCAAGTCCCACTCGCTAAAGTGGTCGAATGCCCGCCTGACACGTTCCTGTACAGCCCTAAAGGATCGCGCATCCTGAGGGGCGAAGAAGACATCAACACGTGTCACGTATTTGTAGGGGTCAGCACTGCCGTTGAGCAGTGCATGCAAGGAAGCCCGTACGGGCTTGGGGATAGAACGCATCCCTTTCCCAGGATGGCCAAGACCACCCAGAGCCGCTGGAAGCTCTGGAGGACGCCCCAAGCGCCGAGCCTTGGCTCGGACACCCTTGCACAGGACTCGGGCGACCCGCCTCAGCGCTTTCCACTGAACCGGATCGTGTTGTGTTTGCTCGCCCTTGTCCATGACCCCATAACCATCTCTCATGAACTGCTTAAGGTGATACGGGTTGAAGAACAGCGTCGGACCGCTGCCCAAGCCAAATACCTCACAAAAGGTAAATCCGCGGGTCCCGTAGAAACTCTTCGCCTTATGCAGTCCAGACCCAACTGCCGCCACACGCGCGGCATATTGGGTTATTGCTGGTGGTTTGCATGCCGACACAACATCGTCTCCAACGATACGTGTCATGCGTCCGAGCGGCATTGCACACCAACCGTTTATCAGGCTCAAGATGCAGAACGAAAGGGGCGTGCCCATGAGGCAACCCCGAAGCATGGGCACATCTACAACCTGAGCTTTGTTCACCTGATGAACGGTTCCCAACCCAGCAATCTCCTCCCTGTGTTTACCTGGCAAGTCACTCAAACGATATCTCACAAAATGCCGACTGGGCCCAACGCCAAGGGATTGGGCAGCAGCCAAAGACCAGTCTGCCCCGAGACCGGCCTTCTCCAAACCGCGGAGAACGGCTCGGATAGCATCATGCGAGAAACCGTCAGTGGCCTTGGTCAGGTCGGCAGAAAGCCAACCTTGACCAGGAGCCAGGTAGATGTCATTACCAGCACGATCTTTGCAGAGCCCACCCTTGACAGAGTCAAGGAGTGGTCGCAACCTCGCGTCGCGTCTCAGCAAACACGGCCAGACCCTCTGGCGAATGACATCTCCCACGGCGAACACTTCAGGAGGAGGGATGGTTATGATCCTTGCCTTCCCTCCCTGCTCAGAAATCGGCGTAGCTTCGTGAACGAAGTTAAGCGAGTAAGGCTCCACCAAAGACCTGGCGAACTCGTCAAACAACACAAACGTTGCCAACGTTTGTCCGAGTTCGGCTTGCTCCAGGGGGTCAAGAACCTCTTTACGCTGAAATCTAAGCAGGCGGTTGCGCAGGCGGTCTGTGAGGGTATTACAGGG